CAATATGGGTTTGATATTCAAAATAATAGAATTAGAATATTCCCAATCCCAACAATGGCATACAAAATACACTTTCATTACATTTTAGAGAGTGAACGAAGTAACGGTGTTATTTCTAATTCAGTAGTATCAGATTATTCAAATGTACCTTATGATAGAATTACTTATACAAAAGTAAACCATGTAGGAAAACGTTGGATTCACAAATACGCATTAGCATTAGCAAAAGAAATGTTAGGTGCAGTAAGAGCTAAGTTTAGTTCAGTACCAATTCCAAATTCAGAAATTACTTTGGATGGGGCTGATTTAAGAGGTGAAGCATCAACAGAAAAAGAAATATTAATTTCAGAATTAAGAGAAAACTTAGAAGCAACTTCTCGTAAATCATTATTAGAAGCCCAAAAAGATGAATCTGAATTTATGGAATCAACTCTCAGTAGAATCCCTAGAGCAGTTTACATAGGATAACAATATGGCACTATTTGGTGGAAGTAGAGATGCTAGTTTATTTAGAAAGGTTAATAAAGAACTTATCAATGATATAATTGATACAGAGGTTTATTATTATAAATTAGTAATCGATGAGACAAGTGTGAATGTATATGGTGAAGGTAAATCAAAATCCTATTACAGTCCTGTAAAACTACCATGTATAATCGATAGAGCAGATAGAACTCAAGTATTCGATGAATTTGGTACTGATTACACTAGAATAGTAAGTTTTTTCTTTTTAAGAGATACATTAGTTGATAGTAACTTATATCCCCAAATAGGTGATGTAATTGAGTGGGATTCAGAACAGCATATTGTGGATAGTACAACCGAAAATCAATATTTTGCAGGAAAGAATCCTGAAACGTGGGATGGTGGTGATACACAAGGTTATAATATTTCAATAAAGCTTGAAACTCATGTAGCTAAAAAATCTCAATTAAATTTGAGAGATGATTACAGAGTTGGTATAAACAGAGATAACAATGATTTACCGGTAGGAATATAATATGGCATACAAATACAGAAACAATAGAGATGAGAAGGTAGACTTGAAAAGAACACAAAGTTCATTTTCAGATGACCCCATATTGAATAAAGCCAAACAAGTATCTCGAAGAACTGATGATGTTAAAATGCCATCCGTTGGTATCTATGATATTGATTTAGCTTTTAAAGATTTCTTAGAGATTAACGTAAAACCTACTATTAAAGAGAACGGAAAGTTTATTCCTGTTCCTGTAATGTATTCAACTCCTGAAAATTGGGCATCTGCACAACGTGATGGGTTTATGAAAGATAGTAGTGGTAAGATTATAACACCATTAATTACATTCAAACGAAATTCATTGGAAGTTAATACAGAATATGCTAAATTAAAGGTTTTAACTGATGATGATACTTCAAGAACGTTTACTAAGAAATATACGCAAGAAAACAAATACGATTCATTCTCTGAATTAATAGGGCAATCGCCTGTACAAGAAAACTATATCATAGATACACCTGATTATGTGAATATATCATATGATGTTATTGTATGGTGTGATTATATGGAAGATTTGAATAAAGTAGTTGAACAAATAATCTATTTCAATGGTGGTTCGTTCGGACAGAGATATAAATTCCAAATCAAAGGTGATTCCTACTCATTTGAAACTACTAACGGTGTTGGTGAAGAGAGAGTTGTACGAAGTAACGTAACACTTACCGCTAAAGCATATTTAATTCCAGAACACAAAGGAAATACTGTAAATGCTCAAAAAGCATTCGGAGTTTCAAAAATTGTTTGGAATACTAAACTTTCTAAATAAAAAATCATATTTATATACGATAGTAATAAATTAAAACACAAAATGTTATGGCAGAAATAAAGCAAGTTACAGAAAAGCAAGTAATTAAGTTTCAGGAAGAAGAAATAAAGAAAATACACAAATTTAGAGATGATTATTCAGATGTTACCGCTAAATTGGGTGAATTAGAGATTGAATTGTTAGTTTTAGCTAATCAAAACAATCAGTTGATGACTTATAAAGAAGAACTTCAACAAACATATATAAAAATCAGAGAAAGTGAAATGACACTAGCGGCAGACTTAAAAGAAAAGTATGGTGATGGTGAATTTGATATAAATACAGGTATTTTTACACCGAAGCAATAAATATAAACGTTTGAAGTTTTTTTAAGTATTTATTAATATATAAACCATAAGAAATTAATAGGAGAATAAAATGGCAGAAAGAATAGTAAGTCCTGGAGTATTTACCAGAGAAAAGGACTTGTCGTTTCTACCCCAAGGAATTGGTGAAATTGGTGCAGCATTAATAGGGTCTACAGTTAAAGGCCCTGCATTTGTACCAACAACCGTACAATCGTATCAAGAGTTTCAACAAGTATTCGGAGGGTTGACTGAAGATTCATACCTACCGTATACTGCACAAGCTTATTTAGAAGATGCCGGTACAGCAACAATCGTTAGGGTATTAGGACAAGATGGGTATACTTTAGAAAACCCAATAGCATTACAAATATCATCCTCAACGCTTGGTGTTAAAACAGTAGCAGTATTACACCCAACAACGGCTGTAACATCTGATACAGATGTATTTAATGGACCGACGCCTGTATCTGAAAACACAGGTTCGGAGTTTTTATTAACAGTTTCAGGTTCATCTACAACCGGAACTACATACTCATCTTCATTAAACCCAACAAACAATAACTACATAACTAAAGCATTGGGATTCTCTCCAAGAGGTTCTGAAAACGCATATCTGTTATCAAACTTTAAAATACACCAATCCGCATCAATTGCAACAGGTGACACTATTTCAGTAACTGCAGTAACCAGTTCTGATATTGATTATACTAAAGCATACACCGAAGCTGCAACACCTTGGATTACATCTCAAAAAGTTGGTGGAAACACTAGCAACTTGTTTAAGTTCCATACATTATCACATGGTACTGCTACAAACTATGAGTTTAAAATCGGTATTCAAGATATTAAAGTAGCTGGAACGGTTCCAGGTTCTGAATATGGTTCATTTACTGTAGTAGTACGAAGAGTTGACCAGGACAAAATTGTTGGTTCACCATTCGTAGGAGTAGTTGATTCGGATATCAGACCAAACTTAGTTGAGCAATTTCAAGGTTGTAACTTAAACCCAGATTCTCCAAACTATATAGTTAGAGTAATTGGTGACAAATATATTACAGTTGATGCAAATGGTAAATTATCAACAAATGGTGATTACAATAACGTATCAGCAAATATTAGAGTTGAAGCAGCTACCGCAGTTAATAACGGTGCAGTTGATGTATCATTAGTACCATTCGGATTCGCAGCATTGCAAAATCCTTACGGAACGGCATTTACACTTCCAAATCCAACATTTGTAGCAAATCAACAAATTAATAGTTCATATAACGCTAAAAAGTTTTTTGGATTTAATTTTGATTTATCTACAACGGATAACGTAAATTATTTATCAGTATTTCCTGATTCTGCAACAGCAACTGCTGGAACGGCATTTTACTTAGGTGATTTTAACCAAGAAAGTGGAGCTAATTTCCCATCGTCTGTAGCACCTAACTCAGGTTCTATTTCATTATCAGATGCAACTACATCAGTTAACTCTCGTAAGTTCTTAATACCATTTCAAGGTGGTTTTGATGGATTCAAACCAAATAGAATTGTAAGTACTACTGGTGATATTATAGCTGGAAATACGCAAGGATATGATTGTTCATCAAATACAGCGACTGGAACGATAGCATTTAGAAAAGCTATTAACTCAGTATCTAATCCTGATGAATTTGATATTAATATGTTAGTATTACCAGGGCTAATCCACAGATTACATTCATCTGTTACTACATTCGCTAAAGATATGTGTGAAGACAGACAGGATGCATTCTTTATTATGGATGCTGGAGCATACGCTGATTCAATATCAACAATTGTAAACACAGTTCAACCATTTGATTCGAACTATGTTGCATCTTATCACCCTTGGGTTAAGATACTAAATTCAGATAAAAACAAACCTGTATGGGTTCCGCCATCTGTAGTTCTACCGGGTGTTATTGCATTTAACGATTCAGTAGCAGCCGAATGGTTCGCACCAGCTGGTTTAAATCGTGGTGGATTAACTAACGTTATTGAAGCTAAGAGTAGATTGACTAGAGTTGAGAGAGATTCACTTTACGAAGGTAGAGTAAATCCTATCGCAACGTTCCCTGGTCAAGGAGTTACTGTATTTGGACAAAAAACCTTACAGGCTAAACCATCGGCATTGGATAGAATCAATGTACGAAGATTATTAATCGCAGTTAAGAAGTTTATCGCATCTTCAACTCGTTACTTAGTATTTGAAAATAATACAGCAGCGACACGAAATCGTTTCTTATCAATTGTAAATCCTTATTTGGAATCAATCCAACAAAGACAAGGTTTATACGCATTTAGAGTAGTTATGGATGATACCAACAACACTCCTGATGTAATTGATAGAAATATTATGGTAGGTGAGATTTTCTTACAACCAGCGAAAACAGCAGAATTCATTGTACTTGATTTCAACGTACTACCGACTGGCGCTGCATTCCCATCTTAAATTAAAGTTTAGTTCCCCATTTCGGTGGGGAACTTCATCTTTTTTAAAAAGCTGGATATTTATATAAAAGAATTAGAAACATAGGAAAACAAAAATGGCACAATTATTAGACCCAACAGAAGTAATGTTTACATCATTCGAACCGAAAATGTCAAACAGGTTCATTATGTATATAGAAGGAATTCCAGCATACTTAGTAAAAGCTGCTGGTAGACCAGAAATAACAAACGGTAAGGTTACAATAGACCACGTTAACGTTAAACGATATGTAAAAGGTAGAAGTGAGTGGAGTGATTTAACAATTTCACTATATGACCCAGTTGTTCCTTCTGCCGCACAAGCTGCAATGGAATGGGTAAGACTACACCACGAATCTGTAACCGGACGAGATGGATACTCTGATTTCTACAAAAAAGATATCACATTTAACAGTTTGGGTCCTGTTGGTGATAAAGTAGAAGAGTGGAAACTTAAAGGTGCATTTATTCAAACAGCAAAATTCTCAGATATGGATTATACTGGTGAAGATATCGCAACTGTTGATTTAACACTTACATTTGATTACGCAATACTAAATTTCTAATTCAGAATTACCGAATTATTAATAAAATTAAGAACCCTACCAGAAATGGTGGGGTTTTTTTGTTTATAAAGTATTTTTTTCATATTTATATACGAACAAAGTTATAAAAACGGAGATTACTATATGAGTGAAAAACTACAAGATGATTATTCATCAAAGCCCATGTCTAATTCAGATATGGTGGAACTCGCAAAGCAACAGCATGCACAAACGCAAGTTTCAGATTACAAATTCCCTACAGAAATAATTGAATTACCTTCAAATGGGTTGGTTTATCCAAAAGATAACCCGCTATCATCAGGAAAGATAGAATTAAAATATATGACTGCCAGAGAGGAAGATATCCTTACAACACAATCATACATTAAAGATGGTAGTGTATTGGATAGATTGTTTCAAGCACTAATTATATCGAATGGCGATGGATTACCAATCAAATACGTTGATTTAGTAACAGGCGATAAAAACGCAATTATGATAGCAAGTAGAATTTTGGGATATGGTAAAGATTATGAAGTTGAAATTGCTGACCCTACTACATCAAACATAACTCAGAAAGATATAATTGATTTAACTCAATTTGAAAACAAAGAGTATGATGGTTCAGGCCAAACTGAATTAAACAAAAACGAATACGAATTTGAATTACCCCGCTCTAAGAGAATGGTAACATTTCAAGCGTTAACTGAAAGTAAAGAACGTAAAATCAAACATCAGTTAGAAGAAAGTAAAAAAGCACGTAAGAAATTAAAAGATGAAACCTCTAAAGATTTAACAACTCGATTAAAAAATATGATTTTATCAGTTGATGGTGAATACGACCAAAAGATAATTACTAATTTTGTGGATAATGAGTTATTCGCAGTAGATTCAAAGGCTTTAAGAACGCATATAAGTGAAGTTACACCTGATATAGATTTAACATGGGAATTTGTATCAGATGAGACTGGTGAAAGGAGGAATATGCTACTGCCTATGGAGGCCGGGTTTTTTTGGCCTAAGTCTTAACTACCGAAAGCAGTTGCATTCCCAAATATTTGATTTAATCTATCATGGTAATGGTGGATTTACATTTACAGATGTGTATAACCTACCCGTTTGGTCTAGGAAATTCTATATCAGTAAAATAATAGAATTTAAAAAAGAAGAACAGAAGCAACATGATAATGCTATGAAAAAAGCTAAATCAAAAAGATAATAGGATACCCAACAGAAATGTTGGGTATTTCTATATTTATAGATAAGTAAGTTAATAAGGATACTATTATGGCAAAAAAACTAACATTAAAACAACGACTTAGCAATCCTATACTTAGAGAGGGGTTATTTGATAGCATTTTTAAATTAATTCAACGTGGAAAGTTAAAAGCAGTTGATAATGATATAAAAAAGTTATTGTTATCAAAGTATGGGTCTTGGGATAAAGTTCCAGCCCGAAACAAACGTATGTTTGGAATGGAAGATTAGGATAAGTACTGATGGCAGATAAAGATTCAGGTAAACGGTATGAGGATGATTTAAGAGAATCCGCTCAATTCGCGCGGGATTTAAAATCAGAACTATTAAACATCGATGGTATATCAACAAGCACGCAATCCAAAATGGAAGCGATAGCTAACTCGATAGAAACTCAAACCGATTATGGAGCTCAACTTACAGATTTAATTAAAAAAAGAAATGAATTTATTGAAGATGAAGTCAAAAATGGTCGCATAATAAACGAATCGGCACTTGAACAGATAGATTACACAATCAAATTAGTTAAATTAAAAGAACGCCAGAAAAAAACCCAAAACACTATTAAAGATGGGCTAAAGGGTGCAAAAGATGAATTATTAGGTTCACTTGGACCAGCTGGTCAATTAGTAAGTTCAATGTTATCCGCTGGGGGCGCTGTAGCTATAATGGTAGTAGTTCTCACAGCTGCACTAAAGTTTCTAATCGATATGGTTAAGCGTGGTATTGAATTAAACCAAACATTGGGTATGAGCGCTAAAGATTCAGCTGCACTTGAAGCTAATATTATGGCAGCTAGCTACTCTATGGAGGGGTTACTTTATTCAACTGAGGAAATGCGAGCATCTACTATGGCTTTAGTAGACGCTATGGGTAGGGTAAGCGTTCCACCACAATTAATAACAGATGCAACTAGACTTACAAAGTTATTAGGTGGAGATGAAGCTTCTGGTACATCATTAGCAAGGTCACTCGAAAACGCTGGGCATAGTCAAACTAAATTAACGGATGATATTGAAGCAATGGCAAGAAAAATGGGTATGACTGCGGGCCCCGCTATGGAAATGCTAGTTGAGAATCAAATGAAGCTCGGTAGTTTATCTCACGAGCAAATAGTAGCAGAAGCAAGAAAAGGATTAGAAATAAAAAAGCAAGGTTTAGACGTAAAGAAAATGAACGCAATGATGCGGGAAGGCTTAGATATTGAAGGTAGTATGCGAAGTGCAATGAAGCTCAGAATTATGAGTCAGAAAAATATAAACTTTAATGCAATAAATCAAGCAATCCTCGCAGATGATGAATTGGGGCTAGCAAAAGCACTCAATGACCAAGTTGCTCTAATGGGTCCTGAGTTTGAAAATAGCCATAGGATGCAGCAGTTAATGGCAGATGGTATAGGTGTATCAGTCGAAGAGATGAATAATATGCGTAACGCTACCGCTGAAAATGCAACCGCTAAAGCCAAAGAAATTTCACTTGCAGCTGAATTAGTAGAACTTCAAAAAACAAATAAAGATGCCACAATGGATACATTACTGGCCCAAAAAGCAAGTACTGAAGAAACTGGAAATGGTATAATGGCTATGATAGGAGGAATGCCAATGTGGGCTAAAGTTACCGCTGCAATTGTAGGTATATTTGCCGCTATAATGCTCGTATCAGCGGCCATACCAGCAGTAGGTGCGGGTATAACACTCATCTCCGGTGCAGTTGGTAGTGGTATAACCGTAGTAGGTGCTGCTATAGGTACTGCATTAGGTTCAATCGCAGTCGGATTGGCAGCATTAGTAGTACCAGGTACCATTGCAATTCCAATCTTGTTATCATTAGCAGCGGTTATACTTTCAGTAGGTGCGGCACTCTACCTAGCTACACCTGCAATTAAAGCACTCGGTGGGGTACTTAAAAAAGTATTCGAAGGAATTGGTTTAATAGTTACCAATATAGGAAATGTTATAATAGGTGTATTCGCAGCAATACCACCAATCATTACAGCAGTAGCTGATGGACTTGTTAATATGATGAATGCAGTAACTATGGAAAATGTAGGTGCTATGTTACTATTAGGACCTGCTCTTATGGGAGTTGCGTTTGGATTAGCTGCAATCGGTATGATGGGAGTACCTGGTTTATTAGCTCTTACAGGATTAGGAGCAGTAACCATTCTACTTGCACCTAGTTTAATGGGAATTGCTGATAGTATTGGTGATATGATGGGTGGCGATTCAGATGAATCTGAATCTGATACTGATGATGGAGATTCAGCCTTAATTACAGAGATTAAAGCGCTGGGTAGAGAACTTATTGGAATGAGAGGTGATATTCAATCCCAACCTATACTAATAAATGTAGATGGTAAAGTAGTTTCTGAAATGACTAAAATTCAAAATAGACAAGGTGTATCTAACAACGGATATAGGAAATAACTATGGCATTAAAAGATTTAAAATCAGACCTTTCAAAATTTAGGATGCCAAAGAAAGACCCGTTGGAATCTAAAGAAAGAGTAACTGTTAACAAAAACTTAAACAAAACACCTTTAAGTTCTATGGTAGAATCAGCGCCAAAGATTCCACGTTCTCAAACAACTACTAATAAAGAAGGTGTTAATCCAAAAAATATGGATAACACATCTAAGTTTTTAGGTGAAACCACACCGATACCATCTAATAACTCTGAAAAGTTCTTAGGTGAAACTACTACTAAACCATTGAGTTTAGAAGAACGTTACTTAGGCGAAACGACACCAACCACCTCAGATAACACATCTAAGTTCTTAGGGGAAACAACACCTACTAAATTTGATAATCAATCTAACTTTTTAGGGGAAATAACTCCTAGTAAATTTGATAATCAATCTAACTTTTTAGGGGAAACAACACCTAATAAATTTGATAATAACGAAAACTTCTTAGGATTAACAACTCCAACTCTATCTAATAGAGAATCTAGGTTCTTAGGTGAAACTACCCCTAATTCAGCAGATAACACCTCTAAGTTCTTAGGTGAAACTACCCCTAATTCAGCAGATAACACCTCTAAGTTCTTAGGTGAAACAACACAAACCCCATCTAACAACACATCTAAGTTTTTAGGTGAAACTACACCAAAAGACGTAAATTATATTACAGATATACATGCTAAAGGGTTTAACTCTAAATTTGGAGCAACGCTCCCAGCTAATTCAAAGTTTACTGGGGTTGCAAAAAACCAAGAAGTATGGAATAATAACTCAATATATGGTAAACTTAAAGCGGTTAATTTCTTTCCAATTGAAACATCAAAAGCGCGCGGGTTTTCTTTAAATCAAGTACATCAAGATGAAACAAAGTTTACAGGAATCAAAAGAGGGCTAAACGAAATAACAGCCGATGATAAAGATGCATTTAATGAAAACTCATCATTATATAGTAAACTTAAAGCGGTTAATTTCTTTCCAATT